CACCGGGCGCGGCCGGCGGGCGGTGCGTGGCGGGTGCGTGACTCAGCCTTCGTCGGGCTTGCGGAAGTGGCGGGTGGCGACGTTGGACACCTCGCCATCGAGCCACGCGATCTGCACCACTTCCGGCCCGGCCATGACCCAGCAGCCGGGCGTTCGCGTTTGGCCCTGGATGAACACGGCCATCTTGGCGGCGCCGACGCACGGCCCGGGCTGATCGTGCAGCTCGGCGCGGCGGTCGCCGTCGGTGGCTACTGCAATGACGGCGGCGGCTGCGGGTTGGATGCTGAGGGCGATGGCCAGCATCAGCAGGACGGCGGCGAGGGCGTGGGCGAGTAGGCGCATGCTGGTGGCTCCTGGGCTGGGCTGGGCTGGGCTGGGGGTGGGCGGCTGGGTCAGTGCGGCGGGGCGGCGGCCGGCGGGCGCGGGGTGGTCGTCAGGGCGTCGTAGGCGCGCTCGCAGGTGGTGCCGGCGGCGGCGCGGGCGTCTGCGAGCGCTGCCAGCTCTCGAGCTCGCGCGTCCAGGCGGCTGAGCATGTCGGCGAGCACCAGGCCGGCGTTGCCGGCTGGCGGGCTGCCGGGGGCAGCGGGGGGATGGCCGGGGGCTGTGTGGCCGGGCGCGGCAGGGCCGCTGCATTGGGCGGCGTAGGCTGCCGCCCAGCTGCGCAGGCTGTCAGCAGCAGCGCGAGCGCGGTCAGCGTCAGCGCGGGCAGCGGCCTGCTGGCGCGCGGCGGTGGCGGCGATGTCGTCATGGGCGGATCTCCAGGCGGTTTCGGTGGCGCGGGCTTGCTCGCTGGCCTGGGCGGCGGCGGTGGCCAGGGTGGCGCGGTCGGTGGCCCACTGGGCGCGCTCTTCGGCCAGGGTGGCGCGCAGGCGCTGGGCGGTGCGCTCGGCGTCGCGCACGTCCATCCACAGCGTGACGCTGAGGGCGCCCAGGCCGATGGCGGCGGCGGTGGACAGGGCGGTGAGGGCGCGGTCGATCAGCATGGGGTGCTCAGGCGATGCCGGCGCTGTAGCTGACGCGGCCCCCGGCGAAGTGCGCGGTCAGCACCTGGGCGCGGGGCGTTCCGTGGCTTGGGGGCAGGAAAGAGATGTGCACCCACTGGCCCTCGAAGATCAGCTGGTCGTAGCGGATCTGCTCGGCGTGGTGGGCGATGTGGCGGGCGATGGCGCGCGGGCTGCCGAAGCGCGGGCTGATGAAGTCGGCGGCGAGGCCCAGGGTGTGCTGGCTGAAGTCACTGCCGCCGATCGCGGCGTTCAGCGCCGGGCTGCGGTAGCCGCTGGTGATCTGCACCGGCTGCATCAGCAGATCGCGCACGCGCTGCATGGACGGGCCGAGCACGTTGCGCAGGTTGGCCAGCACGGCGGCCGGGGGCTCGTTGTCGATGCCGCGGCGCACGGCGGTTTCTGAGCGCAGGAATTCGCTGAGGCGGAAGTCGGCGCTGACGGGTTGGTCGACGAGGGTCATGGGTGGGGCGGGGGCGATGGTGTGGCGGCGGGGGCTGGGGCTTCGACAGGCTCAGCCCGAGCGGGGGGTGTGGCTGGGGCTTCGACAGGCTCAGCCCGAGCGGTGGGTGGCTCAGCCCGAACGGGGGGTGTGGCGGGCGCGGCGTCTTCCACGCCCGGCTGGCCGACCAGGCGCGCGGCCAGGAAGAGCAGGCCCAGAGCCAGGGGCAGCCGGTGCTCGGGCACGCCGAAAGCGGCCAGCAGGGCGGCCTGTTGGTCAGGTGGCAGCAGGCCGAAGCCGCAGGCCAGCGCGGCGGCCTGCACGCTGAGCATGCGCCAGGCGCGGCGCCAGTTGGCGGTGAGCGTGATGGTGAGGCGCAGGGGGCGGGCGCGCACCATATTCCTGCGGTCAGGAAAATGGTCTTGCGGGTTGGTGGAGCGGCGCATCAGATCAGCCCTGCCCTCTTGGCGATGTACATGCACGCGGCAGCGGCGGCGGCCCACATGGCGCGGTCCATCCACGCGGCGGCGCGGGTGGCTGCCGGGGCTTGTTGCTCGAGGACGGTGAGACGGGCTTCGATGCGCTCCAGGGCGGTGAAGGCGCGTTCTTGCGCCGCGGCGGCTTGCGCCTGGCGCTCTTCGACCAGCGCCAGCCGCACGACGGCGGCGGCCAGCTCGCGCAGGGCGGTCTTGATCTCGCCGACGTCGCCATGCAGCGTGTCGAGGCGGTGGTTGAGCACGTCAGCGGCTGGGCTGGGTGGTGGCGGGGCCTCGGTGGTGTGCATGGGGCGGCTTCAGTGCGGGTGGTGGGCGGCGGGTTGTGTGCTGGTGCGTGGCGGCTGGCGGCTGGCGGTGGGCGGCGCGGCCGGCGCTCAAGCGCCTGGCGGGGCCTGCGCGGCCGCGCGGGCTTCGATCTCGAGGGGGTGGTTGCGGTAGCCGTGGCGCAGCAAGCCGGCGAGGTAGCGGCTGTAGAAGCCCAGCACGCCGAAGCGCTGCGCCTGGCGCCAGTGCGCCAGCTCGTGGCGCAGCAGGCGGTCGGCCGCGGTGCCGGGCACTGGCGCGGCCAGACCTGCGCGCTGCCAGGACATCAGGTCGGGGTGCAGCCAAATGCCCAGCGGGGGTAGGCACAGGCCGCTGAAGCCGGTGCGCTCAAAGAGCCAGCGCATGGGGCCGCGCAGGGGCCGGATATCTGGATCTGCGCGCATGTGCGGCAACCTCAGTCGCTCACAGCCCGAGCTTCGCGCGCTCTGCCCTGCCCCAAGCGCGGCAGTCTTCGACGTAGGAGTTCCATGCCTCGGTTTCGGCGCTGGGGGCGATGCGCAGGAGCTTGATTTCGTCGTCGACGCTGTAGCGGCTGCGGATGGCATCGACCACACGCTGCTGGATCAGCCGCACTTGCGGGCTGGCAGCGCGGATGGCGTCACGCAGGTCAGACGGCAGCGGGTTGGGCAGGTGCTCGATGCTGGCGGCAATCTGCGCCGGCTGCGTGGCGGGCAGCGTGGCCCCGTCGTCCAGCGCGACGACGGTGCGCCCGTCAGGCAGCGTGGCGAGTTCCTGGCCCTGGCGCTGGGCGGCGTTGGCCTCGGGCAGCCGAAGCTCCCACGTGTGCATGGGCGTGGAAACTTTGCGGTAGGCGATGAGCGACGGCATGGTGATGCTCCGTGATGTACTGGATGAGGGGCCGGAAAGACGCGGTGCGGCGCGCATGGCCAAGGCGCGACACCAGGGGTTGCGGGCGCTGCGCGCGGGCGTCGGCGCGGATCTGGTGGACCAGGCGCGGGCGCACAAAGCGCGCGCGGGCCCAGGTGCGGTAGCCAACCCAGTTGACGCCGCGGGCAATGGGCTGCAGGCTGTGGTGGCTAATTTCCAGCCCGAGCAGCGCCAGGTGCTCGCCGATGCGGTGCAGCCAGTCTTGGCCGACGGCGCGGCTCGGGGCGATCATCACGGCGTCATCCATGTATCGCCCGTAGTCGGCCGCGCCCAGCGTGCGCTTGCAGAAGTGGTCGAGGCTGTTGAGGTACAGGTTGGCGAACGTCTGCGACATCAGGTTGCCGATGGGGATGCCCGTGGGCGCCGGGCGCTGGGCGAACAGGTCGAGCAGGCGCAGGGTGTCCGGGCACTTGATGACGCGGCGCACCAGCGCGGCCAGCGTGGCGCGGTCGACGCTGTAGAAGAACTTGCGCACGTCCACGTGCAGCGCCCAGGCGCTGCGCGGCGCGCGGCGCATGGCGGCCTGCAGCCAATCGGCGGCGGCGTGCGTGCCCAGCCCGGTGCGGCAGGCAAAGCTGGTGGCGATGTAGCGCCGCTCGAACAGCGGGCCGACGACGGCATAGACGGCGTGCTGCACGACCAGGTCGCGGAACGAGGGCGCTTCAATCAGGCGGGGCTTGCGCCCATCGTTGATCCAGAAAGCATTGACCGGCAGCGGCGCATACGTGGCGTCCAGAAGCTGCGCGTGCAGACCGTAGATGTTGGCGCCCAGGTTGCGCTCGAACAGGAAACAGCCGCGGCTGTTGCGCTTTTCCTCGCGGGCGCGCCGGTAGGCCTGCAGCAGCGCATCGGGGTGCGCGTACTGGTCAAACAGGTTTGCGTGGCGTTTCATCGTGCGCGCAACCTGCTGGGCAAAGGGGTTGCTGCGCCAAGGGTCGCCGGGCTGCCAACATGGGCGGCCGGGGCTACTGCAGGGCGCGGCAACAGAACATTTCGGCACCAGCCGCGACGGGGGCTCCCTCTGTGCCGGTCGGCCGATGCCGCATGTGGCAAGCCAGGCTCAGAGTCGGCGCGGAACCCGATGTTGTTGTTCGAGTTGCCGCGGACGTTGTTCAGATTCAGCGCCCAGACCCCGGCATCGCCGCCGTTGTTCCAGTTGCCGCCAGAGATCGCACAGAGCATGTCAAGCCCCTACCGCACCGACGGCCAGGCCGCCGGATTCATGCGCCGACGACGGTGCCGCCGGCTCAGCCGCAGCCTGTGGCCCGGCTTGTGATTGACTGGCCAGCCAGCCGCCGATCATTCGGCCCAGCTCGTCGACCAGGCGCAAGATCACCAAGGCCCGGTGGTCACCCGGGCGCTCAGGGTCTTGCTTGCCTTTGCTGAAGTGGAACAGGCCCAGCTCGTGCGCGAGCAGCAGCAGCATGCGCAACTGCTCATGCCGGATGTCGAGCTGGGTCAGCGTGGTGCGCTTGTGGTAGCGCTTTTGCGCCTCGGTGGTCAAGTTGTAGACGTCCACATAGGCCGCGCGGATCTGCTGCGTCAGCGCGTACTTGTGGTGCGACGGGAAATGCGCCAGGTACAGCTCCAACTGCGCCGCGAACAGGATGAGCTTGCGGTGCAAGCCGGCCTGTGCGTGGATGCTGCGGGTGTTGTGGCTCATGTCTGGCTCAGGCAAGAGGCCCAGGCGCTGTCGCGCCAGGGCACAGGGTTACAGGAAAGAGGCGGCGCGGAACCCGATGCTGTCGCCCGAGGCGCCGCGGACGAGGTTCAGATACAGCGCCCAGACCCCGGCAACGCCGCCGTCGCTCCAGTAGCCGCCAGAGATCGCACAGAGCTCATTCGGCCGATCGTCGTAGAGGTAATCGTTGCCGAACTGGTTGCTCCCGCCTACTCCAGTGGCCAGCGCGATGCCCAAGCCCGCGAAGGCCCAGGCGTTGCCGCTGGTGGCGGCGCTGAGCACCTGAGCAGCGGCGCCGAAGGTCTTGTTGCTGGCGCTGTCGGTCAGGCTCTCGTAGGTGGCGCCCAGGCTGTCGTACAGGGCGGCCAGGCCGGTGGCGCCCCAGGCGTCGGTGGCCAGCGTGGTGCCGCCGGTGACGGTGGCGGCGTCGGTCGTGGTCTTGAACAGGTAGAAATTGGTCCCGTTGCTGGTGATGCCCAGCTCCGTTTCCCAGACCACTCCGTTGAGGTCCATGACGCCGCACGCCTGCCCGTTGTGCGCCACGCGCGCGGGCAGGTTGGCGCTGCCGGTGCGGCCGGTGGCATACGTGCCATTGCCGTCGTCGACGTAGGCGATGGCGGCGTCGTTGCTGTCGCCCAGGGCGTTGTTGTTGTTGCCTTTGGGGTAGTTGGTGCCGCTGGTGCTGTACCACGCGCAGAAGGCGGTGCCGGTGGCGGCGGAACCGTGCGCGTTGGCCAGCAGTGCCAGGGCGCCGCGGATGAAACGTGTGTTGCAGAAGAAGCGGCTGCCGCGCGTCTTGGCGGCGGCGATGGCGCCGGCCAGGTTGTTGCCGGGCGCGCCCGTCAGGCTGGCAAAGGTGGCGGTGGACAGGCTGCCGCGCTGCGCGCTGGTGAGCACTGCGGCGCCTTTGATGCTGCTGGCGGTGCCGCCGTTGTTGGAGCAGAGGTACTTGTCGACCCAGAACCCCTGGCGAATGCTGCCCCCGTTGTAGAAGGCGCGGTGCAGCGCGTAGCCGGCCGCGTTGGCATCGGCCACGGTGGGCCAGTGGCTGAAGGGCTTGACGTCGACGACGTTGACGGCGCCACCGTTGCTGCCTGTCCCGTAGCGGTAGAAGAAGGCCGGCACGTAGACCATCACCGAGCCGTCGCTGTACACGTAGTTTCCGTAGTTTTCAGATGCCGGGTCTTCGGTGCCGGGCAGGCGGGCAAAGCCGCTCGGGATCTCAGGCGCGATGCCCACGCCAAAGCCCTGCTGCCCCGGCACGCCGATGTGGTTGATGGTGCCGGCCGCGCCTGCGCCGATGCGGATGCCGAACGGGAAGGCGACGGGCGAGCCGTCGGGCGTCTGGATGGTGCGGACGTTGAGGGTGCTCATTGGATGCTCCAGGTGGCAAAGTCTTGGACGGTGACGGTGATCCCGTCGTCGATGGCGATGGGGCCGACGGATGCGGCGTTGTAGGCGCTGGGGATGGTCAGCGGGGCCGAGATGCGGCGCGCGTTGAAGCGCACCGGGCTGTCGGGGCTGACGGCCTGCGCCTGGGCGGCGCTGACGGCGGCGGCCGCGGCGGATGCTGCGGCGGCGGCCGCGTTGGCTGCCGGGTTGGCAGCCACGATCGACGCCAGCGCGGCCTGGGCCAGGGCGCGGTCGGCCTGCGTGGCGTTGGCGTTGGCGAGCACCTCGAGCGCGTTGGCGTAGACGTTGGCGGCCAGCGCGTTGATCTGATTGCCGAAGGTGGGCAGCGCGGTCAGCAGCAGGTCGGCGCGCACGGCAAAGTTGGCCGGGTCGGTGCGCTGCGGCACCGGCGTGGGCAGCGGGGTGTAGGTGGGCGGGCTGGCGGGCATGGGGTGTGGCTCCTGGCGGTGTCGGTCAGGGGGTCAGGTCAGGCCTTCGATTTCAAGGCTGCACAGGCTTTCGCGCGGGTACGGCACTTCGATGGCGAAGTCGCGGAAGAAGCCGTAGACGGTCAAGGGCGCCAGGTCGGCGACGTCAGGCGCGGTGATCCACACAGCGGGCCTGGCGCGCAGGCCGGCCAGGACACGCTGCACGCGGTTGATCTGTGTGTTCTGCAGCAGCACGCGGGCGCTCAGGCGTTTTGAGAAATCTCGGCGGACGAACGTGGTGACGCCAAATTCATCGGTCTCTTTTCGCGAGTAGTCGATGATGCCCAGGCTGGCGCCATATTCGGCATCGCCCAGGTCGTACTGTGTGCCCCAGGACAGTTGACCGATTTCAATGGTGCCCGTGCCCGTGAGGCTGACCGTCATGCGCGCATTCGGGTATGGGGGCAGGTCGGTCAATACCACTTCGCCGATTTGCACGTTGGGCTCGAAGAAGTATTGGTACCAGTCGAAGATGAATGTCCCGTCCAGGTTGATCGTCCGGCTGTAAATCGTCGGGCCTGTGGGGCCATCGGTGATCGTGACCTGCAGTTGTGCGCCGACCAGGCCAAGCACTGCCAGGCTGTTGCACAAACCTGTATTGATGACCACGGTCAGCGGGCTGGTGGATTTTGTCGACGTGCTGACCTGGTCGTCGAACATGGAGTGCGTGTTGTCCGGGCCGACTCGTGACCAGAATGTCGGGGATGTATCAGGCTGGTGGCCGGTGTTGTTGTTGGCCAGGCTGATCCAGTAATAGGTCCCGTAGTCCACAACAGCGTTTTTGGCGTACGTGGTGCCGCTGGCCCATGCGGCGGCGGTTTCGACGGCGGTGCTGCTGACCAGTTGCGCCGGGGCGAAGATGACGGGGTCGATCACTTTCATGGGTCGTGCTCCGTCGTGGCGTCAGGGCGTGGGTGTGACGTCGGTGATCTGCATGGACTCACCGTCGCGCGTGACGCGCTCCCACAGGCGCTGGACCTTGTTGGTGGCGACTGCCGTTACCCGCGCTTCGGCGCGCAGGCCTTGCACCTCAGCCCGCAGGGCGCGAATTTCGGCGGCGAGCACCTCCTCGCGCCGGGTGGCGTTGCCCAGCATGGCGGTGGTGTCGGCGGCGGACCAGTAGCGCGCGGGGCCGGTGACCTCAAGCTCCGGGCCGCGCTCGCCGACCAGGCGCATGCCGCCGGAGTGCAGGCCGCCCATCGCGAAGGCGGGGACACCACCGAGCGAGCGGATCAGGTCGCGCAGTGCGTTGACCTGCGGCTCGTAGGCGCGCAACGCGGCCTGGGCTTCGGCTTCGGCTTGCTGTGCGGCGGCGAAGGCGGGGTTGGCGCGCTCCTCGTAAATGCCGCCCTTGGCGAAGCCAAGCCAGTCATACCGCGTGCCTACGCGCGCGCTGGTGGTGGCCGGCGTGCCGGCCAGCGTGGCCTGGGCGCTCTGCACGTTGCCTTGCAAGCTGCCCAGGTAGGAGCTGGCGCTCTTCAGGTCAGCCTCCGCGCGCTGCAGGTCTTGCTGGCGCTTCACCTCGGCCTGCTGCGCGGCGGTCTGCATGTTGATCGCGCTGATGACCTGCGACAGCCGGTCGGCCACCAGCGTGTTGCCGCTGGTGATGCGGTCCACCAGCAACAGGCTGGTGGGGTCGCTTTCGCTCAGCTTGGCCAGCACGCGGGCCAGGGTCAGGTCACTGCTGGCCAGCAGCTCAGCGGCGCGCGCCTGCTCGTCGATGACGCCGCCGGTGGTCTGGTCGTTGCTCTGCAGTTGGCCCACCACGACGCCATTGGCGGCTAGCGCGGCGGCGATTTTCTGCAGGTTGGTGCTGTGTTCGCGCAGCAGATCGACGGTGAGGTTGCCGTTCTGCAGATCGTCTTGCAGCACCTGCAGGGCGGCGGTGTTGACGTTGAGCAGCGCGGCCTGGGCGCTGCGCTGGGTGCCCAGGGTGTCGCTGAGGGCGGCTACGCCCTGCAGCTCGGCCGCGATGCGGGCGGCGCCGATGTTGGCTTCGGCCCGGGTGCGTGCGGTGCCGCGCAGGCTTTCGGCGTAGGTGCTGGCCAGGGCGCCCAGGTTGCCCATGGCGGTGGCATCGCCGGCCTGGGCGGCGGCCAGGCCGGTGCGGTAGGCGCTGGCGGCGCTGGCGCCCGGGCTGCCGGTGCCCAGCAGCGCGGCGATGGTCTGGCGCAGGCTGCTGCCGGCCTGGGCGTAGGCATCGGCAGCCTGGCGCGCAGCGTTGGCGGCGGACTGGCTGGCGCTGATCTGCCTGGCCAGGGCGTCGGCGGCGGCGCTGGTGGCGGCGGCGGTGGCGGCGGCCAGCGCGGCCTGCTCGTCGCGCAGGGCATTGATGCGGTCGTACAGGGCGCGGTTGGATTCGTGGATGGCTTCGCGCTCGCGGCGGCGAAGCTCTGCGGTGTCGCCCTGCAGCTGCAGCAGCTGCGTCTCGAGCTGGGCGCGCTCTGACATGACCTGCTGGTAGAGCTGGCGCAGGCTGTCGGCGGTGGTGCCGGCGCCGCCGGCCAGGCGGGCCATCTCGTCGGCGACGAGGCCCAGTTCTTGCGACAGCTTCTGCTGGATCTGTTCTTCGGTAAGCCCTTTGAAACTGATCTTGATGTCCTTGGTGAAAGCGGCCACCGATTCGGACGCCAGACCCAAGTCGCGCGCCATCTGGACGGTCTGCTCGCGCAGTTGGCCGAAGCCGCCGCCGAGGATGGATTGCAGATCGGTGCTGAGGGCAGAGGTGCGCGTCTTGTCACTGCGGAACCAGCCGCCCCGCAGAAACTCGAATTGACTGCCGCTGAAGCCCTGCTCACCGCCGAAGGTGCCTTGCACGCCTGTGTCCACCAGCTTGCGGCCAAAGGCAGCCTGCAGCAGCGGTCGGGCCAGCATGACGCCGGCGATGATGGGCGCGGCAGCGCCTGCTCCCATGGCCAAGCCCTGCATCGTGGCGCCGCCAGATAGCATTGAGCCAGCAGACGAAAAAGCGCCCATGACGTTGCCGCCCATCGTGGCCGCGGCCCCGGCGCCGAAGATGCTGCTGCTGGATGCCAGCAGGCCGGCCATGCCGCTGGCGCTACTGGCGCCGCCGGTTGCTGCAGTTGCGCCGGTGCTGGCGGCAGCCGTGCCGGCCAAGCCCAGGCTGCCCACGATGACGCGGGCCACGGGGTCGACGATGGCCTTGATGATGGGCTGCAGCACCAGGGTGCTGAAGTAGCGCTTCAGTGCGTCGCCTGCGCTCTTGCCGCCGGACATCAGCGCGTCGGCCAGCGATTGGCCGACCTGGTCGACGGTGCGTTCCCACTGCGCGGCCGCGTCCTTGGCCGCCTGGTCGTTGGCCTGGCGCACGCGCTGGTCGCCCAGGGCGCCGAGCAGCTTTTGGCGAGCCTGGATCTCGCGCTCGATGGCGTCGTAGCCCTCGGTGCCCGCGCGGTACATGGCCTGCTGCTCACGCAGGCGGGCGATGGTGACCAGCTCGATGGCTTCGGCCAGGCTGATGGCCTGGGCGGCGGCCAGGGCGCTGGCCTTGGCGTCGAGCTCGAGGTCTGCGGTGCGGTCCTGGATGGACTCGAGGTTGCGGCGGGCGGCTTCGGTCTGGTCGTCGAGGTACTTCTGGACGGCGGCGGCGTCCTGGATCTGGGCCTGTGTGATCTGGTCTTGCAGGGTCAGCAGGTAGTCGCGGTAGGCCTCGCGCTGGCGCAGGTACTCGCGGGTCGCTTCTTCTTCGGCCTCGTACTCGCGCACCAGGGCGGCCAGGGCGATGTCGGCCTGCAGCTGCAGCTCGCGCTGGTGGGCGGCTTCGGCGGCCAGCTCGGCGGCGTCGTACTGGGCGATGGCGGCCAGGTCTTGGGCGGCGCGCACTTCGCGCTCGGCCTTGATGGCGGCGTCGGCGGCGCGCTCGGCATCGTATTCGCGCACCTGCTGGGCCAGGGCGCGGTCGGCCTGCAGCTCCAGCTCGCGCTGCAGGGCCTCGGCGCTGGTTTGCTCAGCGGCCAGCGTGGCGTCGTCGTAGCGGGCCTGCTGGCGCAGGGCGTCTTGTGCGATGCGCTCCAGCTCGGCCTGGTGCGCGGCTTCGGCATCGGCCACGGCGCGGTCGTAGCGCAGCAGGCGGTTGAGGCTGTCCTTCTCGTCGGCTTCAAGCTGCAGCTGCGCGGCGCGGCGGGCGGCTTCGTCAGCGGCGGCCTGGGCAGCGTCTTCGCGCCCCAGGCGCGCCAGGTCTTGGCGGGCGCGGATGTCGCGCTCGGCGTTGGCGGCGGCGGCTGCCCCGGCCGCGCCGGGGGCTGGTAGGGCGATGCTGGGGCGCGTTGCGTTTTGCGGCGCGCTGCCTCGGCCTGCGCCAGCGCCAAACGCATCTTGCATTTGCGCCAGGCGCCCGTAGAAAGACTGATAGCGCTCGAGTTCCTCGCGCTGGCGGCGCAGGCTGGCCATTTCGTAGGCGCTTCGCTGCACTCTTTGATCTGCCAGCCGCGCGTCGATTGCTGCAATGCGGCGGCTGTATTCCTGGTAGCCGGCCACCGGGTCGCGGAACTCAAATGCGCCGCCGCCGGTCATGGCCGCGCGCATGAATTCGCCGATGCCACCGAAGGCCTCGCGTACTGCGTTGATGCGCTGCAGAAGGTCGTTGACCGAGGGCAGCAAGGTGGCCACGATGCTGCGGCTGACGTCGCTGGCGTTGGTCTGGAAGGCCGCCAGCGCGCGGTTGAATCGCTCGGCCTGTTCTGCTTGTTCGCGGGTGACGCTGGCCTGCAGCGTGCCCGCGTCGGCCAGATCCTTGAGGATGGGCGCGGCCTCGCGGACGGACTTGCCGAAGAGCTCTTGCACCACGCGCGCCTTGTTGGCGTCGTCGGCAAAGCCGGCCAGGGCGCGGGCGGTCTGCTGCAGGGCGTCGACGGGGTCGGCGCGGCGCAGGGCGGCCACGTCGACGTTGATGGCCCGCAGCGCCTGGCTGGCGGCGTTGGTCCCGTCGGCGTCTTTCAAGATCGCGTTGAACTTCACCATGATGCCGCCCACGGCATCGAGCGTGGTGCCGGTGGTGCGGGCGAAGCGGTCGAGCTTGCTGATCTCTTCGACCGTGGAGCCGGTGGCGTCGGCCAGGTCGTTCATGGCGTCGACGGCGTCGACAGCCGACTTCAGCCACGCGGCGATGGTGCCCACCGACAGCGCGGCGGCCAGCTGCGGGCCCAGGGCCTTGAAGGCGTCGCCCACCTTCAATGTCTTGCTGTCCAGATCACCCAGGCTTCGGACGACGCCCGCCAGGCCGCCCGTTACCTGGGCGGCGCCCTGCAGGTTGAGCCGAATGCCGATTTGTTCTGCCATGGTGCTCAGGCCCGTGGTTCAGCGGCGCGCCGAGGCGGGGCGCTCGCGGCGGGCGCGGTCGGCCCATTCGTGCAGGGTGACGCGCTCCATGCGTTGTATGTCGGCCAGCAGGCCCTTGGCGCGGCGCGGGGGGCGGTCCAGGCGGGCCAGGCGCAGGTAGGCTTCGACGCCCGCGTAATTGAGGCCCGTTGGCTGCCCCATGCCGGCGTAGACCCACTGCGTCTGCAGCGCCAGCCACGTGGTGAGCGCGCGCTGGTTTTCGGGCAGCAGGAAGAAGGGCTTGGGGCCGCCGGTGTCGGATTGGTCGAGCACCAGGCCGAAAGCGGCCAGCGCGGCGTCTTGTTCGTGGTCGGCGGCGTCGTCATCTTCCGTGCTCCCGAAGTCCAGCTCGCCGCGCGCGAGCAGGCGCGCCGCCTCCGCTAGTTTTTTGTCGTGCCCTTGGCTCCGCAGCTTTCCAGGTAGGCCCCGAAGATGACGCCGGCCATGCCCACGATCTCGAGCAGCGCGGCCAGGTTGGCCGGGGTGAAGGGCACCTGGTTGGCGTCGTCGTCGAGCACCCCGTCCCAGCCGCTGACGACATCGGCCAGCAACTCGGGCACCGTGCGCTGGTTGCTGTCGACGATGTCGCGCAGCGCGCTCTGCGACAGGCGCTTGGCCTGGAGCGAGAACGAGAACGCGGCCGGCTTGCCGTCGGCGCCCGGCAGCTTGCCGGCGACCGGGACGGTGATGGTGTTGCTGACGTAGAGGCGGAAGGCCATGCGGGGCTCGGTGTGGGGCTGGTTGCGGTGGGCAGGGCGGCGCGGTCAGGCGGCGGGGCTTACAGGCAGACGATGCGCAGCTCGTCGTTGCCGCTGCTGGGCACGAAGCGCAAGTTCAGCCCGGTGTGCAGCTCGCCTTCGTAGTCCACGTCGGACGGGTCGATGCGCTGCACGCGCGGGGCGTGCAGGATGATCCCCACGCCCGCACCGGTGCTGTGCGTGAAGCCCAGCGTGGTGGTGGTGTTGGCGTTGATGTCGGTGCGGAAGGTGGCTTCCTGGCTGGCAGTGAGCTCGAGCTGGCAGGAGCCGGTGACATCACGCTGCGTGATGCTGACCGACTGGCCGCCCAGGATGGCCTTGCGCGCGATGGTGTTGCCCAGGTTGATGGCCAGGCCGCGGCTGGGGTAGGCGGTGCCGCTGGTCAGCGTGCCGGCGCTGTAGGTGGCGCCGAGGTTGATGTCGCCGCTGTTGACGTCGCTGACGACGCTGGGCACCTTCCACGAGGTGAGCGTGAGCGTGGGGTCGGCGGTGGCGGTGGTGCCGCCGTCTAGGCCGGTGAAGGTGAAGCGGATCATCGGGCGCTCGCCTTCGTTGAGCATCAGCTCGGCGTTGCCCATGCAGCCAGTTGCCTTGCGCAGCGTGCCGTCGATGTGGTAGTAGATGGTGACCGACTTGAACGACGCGCTGACGGGCGTGTACTCCACCCGGGCCGGCGTCGTCAGCGTGGCCTCGGCCATGCCGCAGGCCAGCAGCAGCGGGCCCCAGGCGGGGGCGGTGCCAGCGGTGCCCGAGTTGGCCAGCTCGACGTCGAAGCTGCACTCGACGAAGCGCGTGCCGGCCAGCTGCTCACTGCCGCCCAGGTTGGCGCGGATCAGGTCGCGGTTGACGTTGGTGTAGGCGATGTTGAACGAGGCGTTCGACACCAGGATGGCGTTGGCGCTGCCATCGGGGGTGGGATCGGTGCCGTAGGTGACCTCGGTCTTTGCGAGGATGGCGGTCTTGCGGATGAGGCGGCCCATGGTGGCTTACTCCTGGCTGGCAGCGGTTTTGGTGGCGGACGCGGCGGGCGCCGCGGCGGGTTCGGGCAGGGGCACCCAGGCGGCGTGGCCGGCGTCCCACGTCCAGCGGCCACCGGCCGGCGGCGTGCCCACGGGTTGCAGGGTGGGCGGCTCGGCGGGTGCGGGGGCGGGCTTGGCGGCGGGCATGGTGGCGGGTGCGTTGGTGGGTGGGCGCGTCACGGCCATGCAACCAGGCTGTTGGACCGGGTGCGGTGCTGGACGACAAGGCTAATCGTGGCGGCCACGAGCGGCGTGTCGCCGTCGTCGGTCTGCCAGTCGATGGTGGGCGTCATGCGCACGTCGACGACGCCCAGGTTGGCGGCCGGCTGCCAGACGGCGATGCGGGCCCAGGCGGCTTCAAGCAGCGCGTCTACCGTGGCGGCCGGCTCGCTGGCCGAGCTGGCGCCGCGCGCCAGGCAGTCGACGGCGAATTGCGTCTGCCACTCGTAGCCGGCGCCCAGCGTGCGCGGGTAGTCGGCGCGCGACTGCACCAGGCGGACGTTGACCTGCGCGGCATGCTGCGCCGCCATGGGGCGTGTGGCGTTGGCCTTGACGTTGCCGGCCGCCAGCGCGGGCGACGCGGTCAGCAGCGCGACGAGCGCGGTCTGGATGGCGAGGTGGGCGCTCATGTCAGGCGCGCTCGAGCATCAGCACGCTGCGGCCGCCCGATTGCGGCTGGTGCTCGACGATGGTGTACGTGGTGCTGCCGATCACCGCGGCCTTGCCCACCGGGCTGGCGGGCACGCTGGCGGTGGGGATCTGCAGCATCGGCTGGGCGGCGGCGATGCCGGCGGGGCCGAAGGTGCCGAGCTGGTGCTCGGCGTCGAAGATGCCGCCCACCTGCACGCCATTGACCGTGGCCACCACGTTGGACAGGCGCGCGAAGACGGCGCTGGTCATGCGCGCTTCGAGGCTGGCAAACGGGGCGGTGGCCATGGTGTCAGGCGTGCGGTGGTGCAGGCAGTGCCGATTACGGCGAGACGGCGGTCAGCTCGCGCTTGTTGATGGCGACCTTGACCGTGCTGGCGGTGGTGAGCGCGGCTTCGACGGCCACGCCGATCTGGAAGAAGCCCGAGCCGGTCTTGTCCCAGCGCTTGTTGGACCCGTTGTCGTAGAAGATGGCTTCACCGGCGGTGAAGGCCTTGCCCGAGCTTCCGGTGTTCTTGGTCATCTCGAAGACGCCTTCGGTGGCGCCCGCGAAGATTTCGCCAGCGGCGGCGGTGACGAGTGCGACGACGAACAGCGAGCCGATGACGTAGCCCCTGCCGGCCACGACACCGCCCGAGGGCGCGATGAGGGAGAGCACTTCGCCCTCCTGCTTGAAATTGTTGGCCATGGTGGCGGTCCTTTCAGATGTGGGGTACTGGTGCTGAGCGTTGGTGGGCG